AGCTCATAAATATTACCTTTCATATCTATGTATTGACTAACGCTTTTTAGTAACTGAATATCATTTATCATTTTGCTTTATCCTCCATTGGTTGTTATCGCATTTATGCATTCTTTCTAATTTTGCTATTAATTCTTCTTCAGTAATATCTTTCCATTCTTTTTTCATTAAAGTTAAACCATAATCAAATAGTTTTGCTTGTTCTGATGTATGCAACTTATTCCAATAGGTTTGCATATCACTCATCTTCTTGATCTCTTTCAGATAAATGTAATTCTTCTGATATTTCTAATACGGTTACAGGTATAGACCTGATAGCTCTTATAAAACCTGTTTTCTTTCCTGCAGTGTAGCCAAGTAAATAAGCTACCGCACTAAATGTAATTACTTGCATTATTTCAATAGTCACGAATTATCTCCTAATGGGTTTATAATTCTGCTGTAAAATTACACACTTCTCCTGGGTTCTCCAGCATAAAACCTAACATCTTACTACCTAAATCTAATCTGGCTAACCATGTAGATGTATAACTTTTTTCTGCCTCTGTCATGTTTGACCATACAGCATTAGTCTCCATTGTCCCATAATAACTATCACCAGATAGGTAAATGTCATCTCCTAAAGCTTTCTTACATTTCCAGATACCTTCAATAACATTTTTAATTTTTTCATGTGGTATGTGATATTCAATAAAATCTCGGTCATATTCTATTGCACCAAAGAATTCACCATCCTGTGAGGATTGACATCCAAACCAGAATTTACCCTCAATATCACCATCATAATATCTACCCATAATTACTCCGTATTTAAGTCTGTGAGGATATTTTCATCCTCAAGCAGTAGTTGTGTTCTATTAGTTGGATTATCTGCGTATATACGCTTATTTAAGCTTCCATATAGAATATTGAATCCACCTTTTAATCTAACCATTGGAATGGATGGATGACCTAGTGAAGTTTCAATTACAGTAGTAGCATAGATGTTATCGCCTAATGCGTATAACACCTGCATACCACCTGTAATATTCTCAAAATCTAGTAACTTCATTAATTAATAAAAGTTAAGTTGTTTAGTGCCCTAGTACAAGCAACATAATATAAATTATCTTCTTGTTGCATTTCCCATTTAGTTTCAGCTTTACCTTTAAAATAGTCACAGCTTTCAGGATTAACAAAATATACATTCTCACTTTCTAAACCTTTAGCTCCATGGATAGTCATTAGCTTTCTACAGCTAGCACTATCAGAATGTAGTGTTAAATTTTTAACAAATAATTTAATATCACTAGTACTATTAGCCATATCAACGATAGCTAAGATACTATCGTATTTATTTTCAATATCAGATGCAGTCCACTTGTTATTTGAAGCTTTAGTAAGCTCAGTATTGTAGTTATGCATAACGTTATTACGCATATCTGATAAATGTGTACAACCCTTAAAGGCTTTATTCAAATCTTTCTTAAGTTGAATGATAAATTTACCACCAATTGAAAAGTGTTCATTATTTAAGATAAATCTATAAGCTAATTTGATTAAATTGTTATTTGTCCGGCTGATGATAAAACATTCATCTGGAAAAACAGTGTCTTTAGTTTTAGCTCTGTAAATACCACCCCCTAATTTTGTACTCATAATATTTGGGACAATATGCTGGACACTTCTTAGAATTTCCTTAGGACATCTAAAGCTCTGTGTCATTTCGTACTCAACAGGGTTGTACATATCTTTAATTTTATTTAAAGCGTATGGATCACTGCCCCTGAATCCGTAAATTGCTTGGTTAGCATCACCTACAAATATAACTCTGTTAGTTGGTATGCATGCTAGGAATGCTATTTGTTGTGGGTTTAAATCTTGGCACTCATCTACTAATACAATGTCGTAGTGTTCAGATTTCCAACCATTATCAATAGGATATTGCAACATATCATCACCACTGATTTCTGAAGTATTTTCTTGACCTTGTTTAAGTAAAGCTTTAGCTTTATGTATATATTTATAGTTGATCTTAAATCTATTACAGGTATATTTCCATGAATCATCGGAAATATTACCATTTAAGCTCATATGTTTAGTAGCCAATGCAGATGCAGGGTTGAAATTATATTCACTGTACTTATTAAAGTTAACTTTAGCGTTAGGATAATATTGCCTTACTATCGCTAGCCCAAATGAGTTAAAAGTTTTACAACTCCAACCCATAGGTAGTTTAGATATAACTTGTTTAACTATAGCTTTGTTGAATGCTAAATAAATACCCTTAGGATATTTCTCTGCTAGTTGCATCAATGTAGATGTCTTACCACTACCTGCTACAGCATTAACTAAGACAGTATTTTCGTTACTATCTACAATAATTTTTTGTTGCTTAGTTAGTGTTATTGATTTATGTGATGTTGGATTAAATCTACTCATTATTATTCTCAATTAAATTTTCAGTACGGTAAACGTTAACTTGCTTTCTAACTTGACAAGTATCACTGTCTTGAAAGTATTGCAGATGCTCTACAAATCTTTCGATTAATAGTTTGTCTAAAGTACAGTCTTTATTCTTATTATTTACACAACCTTTACGGCTGCATTTTATTATTTTGAAATGTGTATCCATAACCCTCCAGAATTAAGATAGATTTAGTAAAAGGTATAGGATATATACCCTCTAGTCTTAAGTTTTAAAACATTTAAAACACCGTCCGGAGGACGGCTAAAAGCCTATAAAAAAATATAGAACCTACCCCATAAATGGGATAAGTTCTATGTATTAATTATAGTTCATTATGATAACATATATTGACTATTGAGTATATCTTTGGATAAATCCGTTGATAGTTTAGTAACTGGTACATGTGTACCACTGATTTCTGACAGTATATCTGACAACAAATCGCTATCTGCAATCTGTGCCAATATCTCTCTATACAATTGACTGACAGTTTGTAAGTAATCAGGACTAAATACGAAGCAATCATGTATGTGTACTAATTCAATACCCATAGCATGACCTCTTCTAATCATTTCTCTAGCAACATAACCATCTACACTGTGTACGATGTTAGCAACTAGACTTCTATAGTTCTCTGAAGGTTGTTGCTTGTTATAACGATAAGTAAATGTTCTATGATCTAGTTCATCTATTTCAATACGTACATCTGACATCTCGGTAACTGGTACTCTGGCTACATGTCCATCAGGTAATGTCCACGTATGTATGTCACCATCATAGTCCCAGAAGTCATTAATAGATTCCATAACATCCATTGCACCTGGCATTAACCCATCTAAAGTATCGTAGAAGGCTTTCAATTGATGTTTGTTAAATACAGACATAGGATTAGCCAATGAATTATAGAAAGTAGTCATACAAGGTTTCTTGACATCTTTTCTAGTAACTCTATATTTGCCATTTAAGCGTATATTCATCTTATCTGCTATCATTTGATAGACATCTTCTCTATTACCGGTATTGACCATATTACAGACTCTAGCAGTATCTTTACAGCCTGATAATGCACTCATTATTTGTAAACCAGAAGCAGTAGCATCAATACTCATAACATAACCAGTCTTATAACCATTCTTAGCATCGTAATAGGCACCCAGTGCTTTACTACCAAGAATAGGTTCATCAAACTGATCCATATCCCATTCTAACTGTTGATTAAACCATTTGATTCTCTCATTCCAGGTCAATTTGTCATGACCTGCATGATTAGCAACAGCAATCTTGATATTATTCAGGTTAGTTACTATCTTTTTATTGAATAAAGATAACATTGCCTTACCATACTCATTAGATTGGATATTTAAGTCATAACCAGATGAATATGATCTACCTCTTTTGTCATACCTCCATACAAAGTAGAAAGGTTTACCAAGATAGTCAGTGATTATAGTATCGAACTGTCCCATGTCCATATTGTCATTAGGATTCTCATTATTAATATAGACAGGTATATCAATAGTCCATGCAACTGATTGCAGTAAGTTAACTGCGTCATATGCCTGAGTTTTATTGTGATGGTTACCTTTGCCTAAGATAATAGACTTACGCTCCCATAACCAACCACCATCGTTATTAGAAATCCAATCATTAGGTTTCTGAATCATAGGTGGTAGGTATTGTAGGAATTGCAATTTATCTGTTGTATCTGATGTTAGTTTCAACTTAGGAAATATCTCAGTACTATCTTCGTTTAGATGAATGTCATAGAGTTTACCATGACAGATAGATAATATCTCTGCACCAGTCTTAACAGCATCTAGTTGGTTTCTATAACCCATAGATAGTCCCAGTTCAGTGGCTAAACCTTGAATTGGTCTAGTAGTATTAGAAGATAGAACAATAGCCAGTATATTGCTTACTATTTCAGTAGTTACCAGTTCTGTAACTATCTATAGCAAAAGATAATGCTTTAGTTATTTTTGTAGGTATTTCGTCAAGTATGTCTAATAGTATTATATTATTTCTTTGTTTCTTTGAGTATTGTAATTCGTTGTGTAGTTGAGCGTTCATACTATCCCCCCGGATTTAATAAATAAAAAATACACAGATATATCAGTTAATTTAGATATATCTATGCATTAGTGGTGATTACAAGCCTGCAATCATGTCATCAGCCTCTTTAGAAGTCATAGGTAACAAGATGTTATCTAGTACAACTGAAGACAGGTCATTCTTTAGATTATCAACAGTAAGTTGAATCTCTTCATCATCTGATTCAGAATCTAAACCATTCTCGTAGAAGTTAATGAAGCCAAGAGTTTTCTTGTTTCCGGTTAACTTGTAGTTGATGTAACCCTTTTGGTTAGGCTCACATGCATCTAACTCACCTGATGTGATAATCTTCAACACCTGTTCAGCATTCACATGAGCGAATGTCTTAGTTGGGTTGAATTGTACTGACTCATCTTCGCTTAATACGATATTAAAAGTTACAGTGTTGTTGCTCTTGCGAGACTTGTTTGTATTCTTGGTTAAAGCCATGAAATACTCCTTTATTTTTGCTACTAGAAAAGGTGACTAACTACACAGTAGCGAATATAGTTAGTTTTTGGAATTTATTTGTATAACGGAAACTAGGTTTTCTTCTGTACTATCCAGATTAACAAGTACCAGACTCACAATGTAACAAAATGTTTATTAACAAATTGCTAGATGATGAGTCTAGTAGTTAAACGATTATTGCGTTGGCATATACAACAGAGTACCAGTAGAATTCTAGTAAAGTATTCATGGTATTTGTAGTTGTATAAATAGTTTAAATGCAGTATATGCGTACGCTATTAGTACGGTGATTGCAAAGATAATTGCTATATTAGTTATCTTACCCATTTTTATACTCCTCGTAATATTCATCCATAGTGTTTATTTCTAACTGATTATCTAGTTCAGCCTCTATGAATGATGTGATACATTGGTCTAAATCGTCTTGACAGTTTAAATCGAATACACCAACCATAGCATTGAATGTAGTATATGGAATAGTTACAGTTATCTTTTTATTATGATTATTTATAGGCACGTTATTTCCCCTTATGGTTTATGGTGTAGTTAGTGTTTATGCTTGAAGTTATCGCAGAGTCCATGTCTAATGTAATCTCTTTTAGTAATTCTTCTATGTATTTAGCAGTATCTACTTTGTTTTTAAATAATTTATCGTATCTTGATTTAGTCTTTTGGTATTTTTTAAGTACAGTTGAATCTATTCGTTGACTAATCATTTGTTTGTTAATTTTTGTTTTGATGGTATGCATAGGTTTCCCCTTTATAATTGATTGATGAGTTATGGGCTGATACTCCCATTCATGTAGGTTATTACCCTATATGTCCAGAGGTATACTGCTCTGCTTTCAGTGATAGTTTTGTATCTTATCGGATATGTTTAATTTAGTGGGTATTTTTACATGTACCCAGCATGCACTCATCATACCGTCAGCAGTATTAATAGAATCGAACTGATAAATAGTAAGAACAGAATAAACTCTCCTAATAGTAATAGGTTATGTTTTATTACTGGACTCATGATTTCTTGCTACCTTTTGGTCTACCAGGTGATTTGATTAAGCCATGGTCAATTCTGAATTGCTTTAGATTTTCTTGTGATTCAAGTAATGCCATTTCTACTGATTCATCTAAGGCTGTGTTGATGATCTTAAATGATTGTTTTGTTGAGTGTTTAAGCCCCTCATCACCTACGAATACATTAATAAGTTCTGCTGAGTTTTCAATAGTTTTACCCATTGATGCTAAAGTGTTACCGATTGTCTTAAATATTTTCATTTATATTTTCCCCTATGGTTAGATTAATAAGATATTTCTGAGTTAACTGATAATGAAACTACACAACCAGCCCCCAGCGCGTCAGCGCAAAGCATATCTTTCTCTTACTAAATACTATCTTATGTCTATGGTGTAGGTGTAGGCTCTTGGGTGTAGAATAAAAATAACAACACATACCGAAGTACATGTTATTAAATTGACTAGAAGTCTTTATCGATAGCGTTGTTTGGATCGTATGGCACATTCAATGTTAACTTCATACCGATGCTAGCAAATGCCTCATGTAACGCTGGACACCCATTAATCTTCTCGGCTAACTTGTTTTCAAGGAATGTAAAGTCATCTTGTTCTAACTCGTTCTTTTGAGTTTGAATGTTAATACGATACATCTCAGGTTTCTTTGTGCTACCAAGATTAAATACTACGTTCTGGTCGTAGTCCCATGATTTAGTTCTTGCCATGTTAGTTCTCCTTTATTATGACGGTTATAGACTCAGTTGTTGAGTCCCTTAACGCGTCAGCGTAAAGAAATTAAAAAGATAGTTAAATTTAATAGATAGGGGGGGCACCTTCCTTTTGTACCATTCCTGCTGTAAGTTTACTGAATCCATACCTAAAATTAAAAATAATATATCGTATATTAGAGTTTCATAATATGAATACTCTTTCATTATGTACGAACGACAGTCCCGCGCCCAAGGGAGTGAGCGCAGCGTAGCGACTGCAGGGATGGGGGTAATGGAGTGAGTACAATAAACAATTCTTTCCACTTACTTATTTGGGTAGTTGGGGGCATAGCCCTAATATATATTAAAGGAAAACGCTACAACCCGCATTCCTAGTGGGAAAAAGTTACAAGAATGGGAAAGTCCATATTACCGGTTCTGGTAACTATTAGCCTGATAGTTTTGTTTTAGGTAAATAAGTGTTACCTATAATGGGAATTAGTTATAATCGATCTATGAGGAAAAAATACTGGCAGGTGTGTGTGGATAATATTATGGAAATTCAATCAGATCCAGTTGATGTGGTAGACTTATTGCTGACAATGCCTAAGATGGAGGCTAGACTTTGGAAACATATGTGGAATATGTGTGACACTAATAACCATTTGGCTACTACTCAGAAAGAGCTTGCTGATCAGATGGGCACTGGAGCGCCTAAGGTATCAATGGGTATGAAGGGTTTACTGGAAAAAGATATGGTACAACGCAATGGTATTCACTTCTATGTGAATCCGTGGCATGTGTGGTTTGGTGAGGATCATCACAAACAGACAGCTAGAACTGAGTGGGACAAACGTAAGACACAACAGAATGGAGATAATTAATGGAGCTAGTTAATAACAACATTACAGCTGTTCTTACTAAAGAACAATTACAAGCTAGTATGCCTAAGAAATTTAGGCACAATGTTACGGATGACATGATTAAGTTTATCAATGCTACTGAGGGTGATGAATTTAGAGATGTCTACAAAGATAACTTGTTGGGCTTTGCTGATGTTTTACAGATGGGTAGATATGGGATGGCTGACTATCTTAATGCTGTGAAGTTTGTTAGTTACAAACTGGTTGGTGATTCTAATACAATTGCTTATGCTAAGACATTTCCTGATAGATATCAGAGATTGGTAGATAAAAATACACCAATGAAGACAATCTCCAGCTTTTCCACGGCATACAACAAAGGTGACTTGGTGCACAGGATATTGGAACGTACATTGGTACCTGTGCATATTCTAAATATGGATATACACCAGGAAGCTATCAATGTACAAGCTGAGCTTATGAGAGATGCTAAATCAGAGACAGTTAGACAGAAGGCAGCTGAGTGCTTGATCACACAGTTAAAAGCTCCAGAAACGGCTAAGATTGAGATTGACGTTAATTACTCTAATGACAGTATTGATGAACTTAGGGAAACTACCCGGGCCCTGGCACAACAACAACTTAAAATGATTAAGAGTGGTGCTGTTACTGCTGAGCATATTGCTCATAGTGATATCATTGCTAGGAAGAAAGATTCTGTTGAAACAGAATACGAGGAAGTACAATAAAATATTACTCACATTACTAAGGAGATTAAATGATACATTGTATGAGCGAATGCTTAGATAAGCTACAAGCTATTAAAAAATTAGCACAGAACGGAATGAGTGACTGTAATAACCAGGTAGAAAGACATAAGTTTGAACAGATATCTATGGAAGTTAGTTATCTGATAAATGAAGCCAGTGTAGAGAACGATAAAAAACGAGGAGATAAAATTACGTGGAACTAATAAAAAAGACGGTTGATGAATGGCTAAATAATATTAGCTATGATATAGATCCGTCTTATGTACCTAGTGAGTTTGCTTTAGAGTTTGTTAGCTTTATTAAGTTAGTTAATGGTGAGAAGGGTGAGGAAAATAAAACACCTGTAATTCATTACAAGATGTTAGATATGATTGCTGGTCAGAGACAGAACACTGTTAATATGTGCTCTAGAGGATTAGCTAAAACTACTATTATGTCTGAGTATCTAATCTTATACATAGCTGTTTATGGCTCCATTCCAGGGTTTGGAGACGTAGATTATGGTTTATACGTCTCTGACTCCATTGAGAATGGTGTTAAAAAGATGAGGCTAAGATTAGAACGTAGATGCCAACATAGTGAGTTTTTGCTTAAATATATAGCAAAATTTAAGTTTACTGACATTAGATGGTACTTTAAGAATAGACAAGGCAAAGAATTAGTTATTACAGGCCATGGTGCTAAGACTGGTGTTCGTGGTACCGTAGAGCTGAATACTAGACCCCAGTTAGCAATGTTAGATGATTTATTATCTGATGATGATGCCAGATCACCTACTATTATCGAAAGTGTAGAGAATACTGTCTATAGTGCTATTGACTATGCATTACACCCAGCTAAACGTAAAGTTATCTGGTCTGGGACACCTTTCAACGCTAAAGATCCACTCTACAAGGCAGTAGAGTCTGGAGTGTGGTATGTGTCTGTTTATCCTGTATGTGAGAAGTTTCCTGTAAGCCGTGAGGAATTTAAAGGTGCCTGGGAGGATAGATTTAATTATGAATACGTTAAGAATCAATATGATAAGTCTAAAGGTGCTGGTAAGTTAGATAGTTTTAATCAAGAGCTAATGCTCAGGATTATGTCTGAGGAAGAACGTCTGATTAAGGATGGTGACTTAACCTGGTATAAGCATGCTAATGTTAAAACTAATATGGGAGCATTTAACTTCTATATTACGACTGATTTCGCTACATCAGCTAAAGAAAGTGCTGATTTTAGTACAATTAACGTATGGGCTTATAATAATAATGGCGATTGGCTATGGGTAGATGGCTTTTGTAAGCAGGCATTAATGAATGAGTCTATTGATGAATTATTTAAGTTAGCTCAAAAATATCGCCCACAGGAAGTAGGTGTGGAGGTAACTGGACAGCAGGGAGGTTTTATTGCATGGATCCAGAATGAGATGATGAATCGTAATATTTACTTTACGCTTGCAGCTGGACGAGGTAAGACTTCACCCGGGATACGTCCTAATAAAGATAAGATGAGTAGGTTTCAGCAGACTGCAGTACCTCTATTTAAATCAGGTAAGATATGGTTTCCTGAAGAGCTTAAAGAGTCTAAAGAGTTAGCTGAGATGCTGGATGAGATATCTCTAGCAACGATTAAAGGGTTTAAATCTAAGCACGATGATCAACTAGATAATATCTCTATGTTAGGTGAGTTTAATGCATGGAAACCCAGTGAAGTGTCATCAAATGATAAAGGTGATGGTAGCATGCTCTGGGATGATGAAGAACCTGAGGAAGCAGGTGAGAGCTCATATTTTGTATAAATCCACTAAATAGATAAATAACGTGGTATGATAAATACACAAGTATTTATTTTTGGGGAAACCTCTTGAAAGTTTACGAATATATAGAATTTTTAGTCAATGGTGAAATTAGTAACTTATCAGTTTCTGACGTAGGTGACATGACTCCAGGAGTTGCTACACCTACAGCTGTACAGACTAGTAATAGAAATAAAATACGTTCATTTATTAATCTGGCTAATATCGAATTACATAAAAAGTTCGATATTATACAAAAAGATATGGAGTTAGATTTTGCACTGGATGGTGAAGAATTTAAGCTAGATGATGATTTCTTACATGCAATTAGCTGTGTATTTAAAAAAGATGGTATAGAGATTCCCATTAATAATGATAAGACTAAGATTGTAGATGGTGTAGATAATAATGTATCTGTAATGTTTAAAGAGCCTGCTAAAGTAATAATTAAAGGTACAGATGTAGATGGTAAGAAAGACATGGTACTTACGTACGCTGCATCTCCTAAACTAGCTAAGACTATTTCAGTCAACTTATTACTTCCCCAAATATACACAGAAGCTTTATTGAACTATGCAGCTTATAAAGCACATGCTGCTGTTAGTGGTGAACTAAAAGCTGCAAACAATACTTATTACTTACGATTTAGTGAAAGTTGTAAACAAATCAATATGTTAGGACTATCTAACCCTGATAACTTAGATGCAAATACTAAATTAACAGATAGAGGGTTCATATAAAAAACTAGTGTTATAATAAAGACAAATATATTGCATGTCATATGCTGAGAACAACCTCCAG